TAAAGATAGGATTTTTGAGTATATAATGTCAAATAGAAAAAAATCAACACAATATTGGAATTCAGTATCAAAAACAATTGATGATGCAAATATAGAATTGAAAAGGACAAATGGTTCACAGCTCTTTTAATGATTTTTTAAAATCATTTAATATTCCAAATAAAATAGAATATTTGGAGTATAAATCCAAATTACAATTATTAGCTAAGTATGGAGAAACTTACGAAGATGCTAAGTTATTTGTTGAATGGGCTAACGAAAGTGAACTTTGGACAGATGAATTAATTGAAGATTTTTGTAGAAGATGTTATGATGTATTTGTAGTATCACCAGAAATGTTTTTACAGAATTGGTATGACTTACATATAAAACAAACGGCTAGACAAAATATTTCTGGTATTACTCCATGCGAAACAAATAATATTATAGATGGTTCAAAGAAAGTTGAATATGGTAGAATTATTAAGAATTTGTTTTGGGAAGATATATATTCAACGTATACGACAAATTCAATGGGACTTCCCACAACTTATGAAGTTTTGAAAAAGAGTGTTGAATATCCATTTATCTACAGGATGTGGAAACAACCAAGTTCTCAAAAATTTGTAGTAAGAGATAAACATCATAATTCTCGTCTTTTTGGTATACTTAGAGGTACATCAAGTAAAGCTTCAATATTCAATCCCAATACGGCCGCATATATTATTAGTAATATTTTAAAGTCAGAAAAATTATTGACACCATGTTTGGGTTGGGCATCTTATCTTATAGGTTCATTTAGTGCAAATGTCAAACATTATGTGGGCATTGATGTAATTCCTTCTGTGATTGATAAATGTAAATTATTGAGTGAAGATTATTGTAGTAATCCATTCAATGAAGAATTTAAATATGATTTTTATTGTTGTCCTTCTGAGCAAATAGACAAACGACACAATTTTATTGAAACATATAAGGAATATTTTGATTCAGTATTTTTTTCTCCACCATATTTTGATTTAGAAGTATATGAAGGGGGCGAACAATCAATAGAATCTTTTCCAAATTATCAAGATTGGTTAGGGGGGTATTGGGAAGAGACTGTGAAAATGTGTCATAGTGTTCTTGAAAAAGGTGGTATTTTTAGTTTTGTTATTGTACCACAATATAGGAGTAAAAATGAAACAATTTTTATCGGTGATGATCTTTCAAATATTGCAAAGAAATATTTTACTGATATTGGAGTTAAACAAATTCAATGGAAAACTCAAACTTCATTAGGTGTTGGAAAACAGAAAGAATTTGGGAATAGTGAAAGATTATATCTTTTTACAAAAAAAAGTTAAATGTGAGATAAATAACTATGGAAACAAAATACAAATTATTAGTGAGAGATGTAGGAAATTACTCTGAAGATTCACTAATAAAATTGATTTGGATTGTTTTAAAACATCGTGCCGAACATTTCCTAAAAGGAGAGGGTTGGCGGGATTGAGGTTGTCCATAGTGGAAACCTCATTATACTACCCATTGCTGTGTGCTACAGAATGGGTTATTTTTAATAACCTTGCTTTTAGAAGGAGGTAATATGGTAACATTAGCACATCACACCCCATTCACAGCAGGCGATCTTGAACGTTTTATGGGTCTTTCCGTAGGATTTGACCGTATGTTCAATCGTTTGATGGATTCACCCAATTCCGCTCAGGATACTGGGTTTCCACCTTACAACATCCGTAAAGCGGATGATTACAAATATGTCATTGAGTTAGCCCTCGCTGGGTTTTCTGAATCTGACATTGAGGTAGAGGTGAAGGACGGTATTATTTCAGTACGGTCAAAAGAAGACAAAGGTGCTGATACCACTCAGTATGTTCATAGGGGGATTGCCCGAAGGTCATTCTCTAAATCTTGGACTCTTTCTGATGATATGGTTGTCAAAGGAGCTGAGTTTGACAACGGTCTTCTGAATATTTCTTTGGAGAAAGTGGTTCCCGAAGAAAAGAAACCTCGTTTGATTCCCATTACTAAGTTGATTAGTAAGTAACAATCAATCTCCGCCCCATTAAAGAATATATACTTTGATGGGGTTTTTGTTTTTTAAAATACTATGGAGGAGAAAAAATGTTACCACTCGCAGGAATGTTATTCAATGTAGTTGCGGGACTAGTAGTCGATAAGGCACAAGACCTGGCAGAAGAGCATGTTGGTAAAATGATAGATGACTTATTGCCTGATTCTGCTAAAAAAGAACTTGATAAAATTGTAAAAGATGATGATTCACACTCATATGACAATGCTAAAGATGCATTGATGGGTGCAGTTGAAGGGAAGTTACCCATACCCCTAAAGGATGGAAAATTACTTCCTATTGAAATGGATTTTAAAGTGGTATTTGATCCTAATTCAAAAACAATGGAAATACTACAGAAATAAGGATTATCATGTATATGACGAAGAATTTTTCATACTTAGAGATGATTAAGAGTTCAACCGCTGATAGATTGGGAGTTTCAAATGCTCCCACAACTGAACATGTTATTAATTTAGTCAATCTTTGTAATTTTATATTACAACCAGTAAGGGAGGAATATGGGCCGATTCGTATCAATAGCGGTTACCGTTCTCCTGCACTCAATTCAAAAGTGGGTGGGTCTAAAACGAGTCAGCATTGTAATGGTGAAGCAGCAGATTTTGAATCATCCCGAATATCAAATCCTAAATTGGCAGCATGGATTGCTAAAAATTTAGACTTCGATCAACTTATTTTAGAATTTTATGATGGAAAAGACCCCAATAGTGGGTGGATTCATTGTTCATATAAAAAAGATGGGTCTAATCGTAAAAAAACCATGACAGCACTAAAAATTAGGGGGAAGACACAATACAAGCAGGGTCTTCTCTCGTAAGGGGGAAACATGAAATTTATCTGGTTATTTTATTTACAAATCTTGTTTTTCATGGGCCAATTTAATGGTAAAAAGAATTGGATTGACAAACAGATTCTATTATGTTATACTAAATTAGATGAGTTAAAAGTGAATTATATTAAAATACACCAAATGGATATTAAATGAGTTTTTACACGAATGTTGAATGTGTTGGTAATCATATATTATTTCGTGGAATCTCAAAAGATGGGAGGCGGTTCAAGGACAGAGTAGAATATCAACCGCCTCTTTATATTCCTACCAAAGAAAAAAAATCTAAATATCAAACATTAGAAGGAATTCGTGTCGGGGAAGTTCGTCCTGGCTCGGTTTCTGATTGTAGAGATTTCATCCGCAAATATAAAGATTTGGATAATTTTGATGTTTATGGCAATAATAAGTTTGAGTTTGCCTTTATTGCAGAACATTTTCCCGAAGAACATATAGAATATGATTTTTCCCAAATAAGCATAGCATTCATTGATATCGAAACTGGTTCAGAAAATGGATTTCCAAATATCGAAACTGCAAATGAAGAGGTGACCGCCATCACTCTCAAAATTAACGAGAAGTGTTATGTGTTTGGTAGAGGTGAATTTGTTCATGACAGGGAAAATGTTTTCTATTTTCGGTTTGAGAGTGAACGGGCTCTTTTGCAGAAATTCTTTGAAATGTGGGATAAAGAATCCCCAGATATTGTCACTGGATGGAATATAGAGACATTTGACATTCCATATCTGGTGAATCGTGCAAAGAGAATGTTTGATTCTGGTAGAAAAAACCCATATCGGTTACTTTCCCCTTGGAGAAGGGTGAACGAATATACTATGTATGGCATGGGAGGTAAAGAACTTCAGGCCTATAAGATTGTCGGAGTTGAGACTCTTGATTATTTTGCTATGTATCGTAAGTTCATCTATTCCCCACAAGAATCTTATCGTCTTGACCATATTGCAAATGTTGAACTTGGTGAACGCAAACTTGATTATTCTGAACAAGGAACATTGCATCTTCTATACAAGAATGATTATCAAAAATTCATTGAATACAACATCAAAGATGTAGAATTAGTTGAACGACTTGAGGGCAAATTGAAACTTCTGGAAATGGTAGTTTCTTTGGCGTATCTTTGTAAAGTGAATTATGGTAATACATTTGGTCAAGTTCGTATGTGGGATACATTGATATACAATCATTTGTTGCGTAAAAATATCATTATTCCACCAAAGGTGCAATCTCATAAATCTTCAGAATTTGAAGGAGCATTTGTCAAAGAACCTATTCTTGGAGCCCATGATTGGGTTGTGAATTTTGATTTAAATTCTCTTTATCCTCACTTGATAATGCAGTATAATTTAAGTCCAGAAACATTAATTACTCAGGAATTGCCAAGGGGGTTACAACAAATTAAAGATACAAAACCTGGCGTGAATGGATTGTTGAATGGTGATATATCTCTTGATACTTTGGGAGAACACAACGTAACTTATACTCCAAACAATGAATTTTATCGGACTGATAAACAGGGGTTTCTTCCAGAAATGATGGAACAGATTTACAATGACCGTGTAAGATTCAAGAAATTGATGATTGATACCAAAAAGAAATTACAAAAGGAAAAAGACCCACAAAAAAGATTTGAATTGAATAATTTGGTCTCCAAGTATCACAATATGCAACAAAATCTTAAAATTACGCTTAACTCTGCTTTTGGTGCAATGGGAAATGAACATTTTCGTTATTTTGACCAACGAATTGCAGAAGCCGTAACAACATCTGGTCAATTATCTATTCGGTGGATTGAGAAGGAAATCAATCGTTATTTGAATGAATTGTTGCAACCCAAAGAAGAAAAAGATTATGTCGTAGCAGTTGATACAGATTCCGTTTACATTCGCATGGATGATTTGGTCAAGAAAGTATTTGGCGATGATGTTGAAGATAAGACGAAAATTGTTGATTTTTTAGACAAAGTTTGTGAAGAGAAAATGGAACAGATTATAGACAAGTCTTATCAAGGCCTCGCAAAATATGTCAATGCATTTCAACAGAAAATGGTAATGAAACGTGAGAACATTGCAGACCGTGCATTATGGACTGCTAAGAAACGTTATATCATGAATGTATTTGATTCTGAAGGTGTTCGTTACGAAGAACCTCAACTTAAAATTATGGGAATTGAAGCGATTCGTTCTTCTACTCCTGCTGCATGTAAGACGAAAATGAAAGATATTTTCAAGATTATCATGAATGGAACAGAAGAGGATGCTATTAATTATATTGAGAATTTCAAAGAAGAGTTCAGCACTCTCGCGGCCGAAGATATCTTTTTTCCAAGGTCTGTTCGTGGTCTTGAAAAATATTATGATGCGGCACAATTGTATCGTAAAGGAACACCAATTCATACAAAAGGTGCATTGATTTATAATAAATTGTTGAAAGACAAAAAGTTATTGAACTCTTATCCCACAATCAAAGATGGGGAGAAGATTAAATTTGCATATCTTAAAAAACCAAATCCAGTTGGTGATTCTGTCATTGCAATTCTCAATAATCTGCCTCCTGAATTTGGATTGAATGAATACATAGATTATGATTTGCAATTCAATAAATCATTTATTGAACCAATGTCATCTGTAATGGATGCAGTGGGTTGGAATACAGAACATATATCAACTTTGGAGGATTTTTTTGGATAGAATTTATATTCCTACTCTGGGAAGATATGACAATCAAATAACATACAACCATCTTCCACAAAAATGGAAAGATATCACCACAATGGTGATACAAAAAAAGGAAGAGCATTTGTATGATTATGACTGTGAATATTTGGTGGTTGATAATGACATTGGAATAGCCAAGACAAGAGAAATTATCTATCGTCATGGGGGAAAATGTCGTTATATAATGATAGATGATGATATTACTTTTACAAGGAGAAATATAAAATATTATGGGTTTGAATCAAATATGGAAATGTCCAAAAGAAATTTTATTGATTCAGATTATGATGATATGATTAGTGAATTTGAAGAAAAACATGATACAGGGGTTGTTGTATGTGGATGCCGTCTTAGTGGGATGCCTCCATATCCAAAACGATATACTGATACGAGCGGTGGTGTTATGAATGCATATTCTATTGATGGAGAGATATTTTCAGAGTTTATTGATGATATAGATTTTTCTTATACGAAAGATTCAACATTTACGGTTGAAGATATCCTTATCAATATGGAAATTTTAAGTAGAGGTTATCAAATTGGAAGGTTTGACGAATATTTGTATTGTACTGATTTTGGTTCTGTGGGGGGATGTTCAAATTTTCGTGAAGATGATTTTGTGAAAAAAGGATTGGAAATGATAATGGAAAAATTTCCAACTTATATTGAAATACTTGACGAAGAAATGAAAAATGGTCAACCCAGAGCCAAGTATGCATGGAGTAAGTTATTGAAAGATTCGCCAAACGATAAAAATAAAACATCATTAGAGGAATTTTTCGGGTAGATGTTTTTCGGGGTATTAACACTCTTAATTGCACTTGCAATATCAACAGTAGCGGCTTGGTATTCCATTGTTGGGTTGATGGCAATATTTGCTGGTGCGACAACTGCAATCGCAATAAT